CCTCTGACACATCACCTTAACTAGCCTTATGCCAGCAAGTTTATTCAGTCACTCCCGTGTTAGGCGATCAACCTAACAAAGATATTATACATTAAAAAAGGGGGTATGTAAACCCCCTTGTGTTAGATCCAGTCTTTACGAGCGTGATGATCTGGTATGATCTTACCAAGTGTGACAGTTAGTAATCCGTCTTCAAACAAGACTTCTTTGACTACTGTTTCATCAGCGATAGTCCATGACCTATCAAAGGATCTTTGTGCAAGTCCTCTATGGGTATAGTTTTCCTCTTTCTTCTCTTCCTTGTGACCTTCTACAATTAATTTACCATACTCTGTGTAGACTTTAACCTCATCCTTTTTGAATCCTGCTAGAGCAATCTCTAATCTAGATTCAGTATTGTTTACTTGAATGAGATTGTAAGGTGGGTAATTAGATTGTGTTTGTAGATCGAAGAAACGATCAAAATAATTGTCGAGTCCTATGCTATTCTTGGTGATCTTATCCATAAGATCAGGCAAGCTTTCAGCATGAAATCTTTGTATGTTAGACATGATGCCTCCTTTAAAAGCGAGTGTTTAATTGTATAGTCCCTTACGGCGACTACACTTTATTTAGTAACATCATAGTATCTTTCCACCCATTAACACAGTGGGAAGAACCGCCCACATCTTGTACTGCTTTCGCTAAAGCATAATCATTTTGACCCTCTTCCATCATATCACCAAAGAAATGCAACTCATCACCCAATTTAAAATCTCTTAGAATCTGACTCTTATTACTTCCTGGTGCTCCTAGATCTAAACCAGTCTGTCCTCCTATATTAACTTCAAGATCTGGAAACTTCATCTTAAGTCTTCTGGCAATTTCTTTTCGTTCACCAGTTTCCTTATCCCACTTTACATACTCTTCTCTCTCAACAAAACATGTAAGACCTCTGCCTAGGATACTAAAGTTAACTCCTCCTGGCCTTCTCTCAATATGATTCCCATTACGAACAGGGAACTTACTGAATAACAATTCATTCTCTAAATGATTCTCTACATCCCTAGGCAACTCCCAGTCATCTCTATAGACATTAATATCCTTCTCATACACATCAGAACCAGAGCAGTTATAAACTCTCTTAGCATTGTTGTATATTCCAGGTGTTACTTGTTCTAAGGTCTTGTCTCTATCACTACCAGTAACTAAGTACACATCATTACAAGTAGAAAACTCATAAAAGAAATGTAAGAACTCAGGTTCTATAGTTTTTCTAGCAGGTGTCAAAGTCCCATCGACATCAAAAATAAACTTCTTCAGGATTCTTCCTCCGTTTTTTTCCTTCCTATATTATACTTGGTTTCAAGGATCCAGTCACCCTTCTCCTTATATGCTAAAACTTTAATCTGATTCAAAGGTGCAATGTCCTGAATCTGATCAGCATTTGAAATCTTTATGAGACCCCAATCAGCAAGCAACTGAGCAATGCGGTTCCTACGCTGAACATCGTTAACAGTAAGGTTAGCTCTTTTTCCATCTAAAGCAAATAGTTCTTTAAAATGAACTATGAAATATCTTCCCTGCTTATGTAGGATATGACATGACTGATATAATTTCTTCTCTTTACGGGATGCCACACCTATACGGGTTAGCGTCTCCCTTACTTTCAAGAAATCATCTGGTTCACCTAATGATACTTCCACCATTTTATCGGGGGACCAATCCACCGTTGGTTCATTCACAACACTCATCGTCTTCATTAAATTTTATTCGTAAAGGTATTTAGTAAATAAATCTTGCAGAAGAAGATCCCATTCCAATAGTAGTATCTTTAGTAATGAATTCAGTTACCTGAGCATAATACTTTTCTATCTCATATTTTTTATTAAAATCTTTTAAGTCTATAACATTACCACTTATCTCTTCATACACTGTCATGAAAGTTCCCAACATATGCCATTGTAATGGTGGTATATATCCTGGGGATATGCATACAAAGATCTGGTCAAACTTATAGTCACCAAAATCATACTCATCTTTAGTGAAGAATTTAAAATTATCAATATACTTCTCAGCATAAGGAAGATGTTCGATATTAGTACTAGACTTATTACCAATCCAAGTAAAAGATTTTAATCTCTTCTGAGTCTGCAACCACATACCCCAATTACCTTCCATAACTCTATCATAAGTCTTTAATGACATTATCTCTTCCTCTGGTGATTCTCCAAAACATCCAGAGAATATATCATCATGATGATCTATGTTTATTATTTCTATATCACTATGACCTTCTAATCCATATAGAATATTATCATGATCATATCCAAATCTAACATCAGTACAATTTCTAAGTGCTTTTAAATATGTTCTAAGACAATACTGATAATTCTCAACACTAATCTTATGACTAAACTCACCAGGATGATCTTCAAATAATTCTGCCCATTTAACAACTGGCCACATATCATATCCTTCTTCTATTTCATTAACAGTTTGATTGTGATTAATGGCAGGTTCAGATATAAAATCTAAATCAATACTTAGTATCTTCACATCATTCCTCCAGTATTAAGTTTACTTTTAATATATTTAATTTGTTCCTTTGTAAGAATTCTCATTGCCTGTTGTGCTTTCTCATTACTATATCCATAGTACTTCTTAACCGCATCGATATCCTCTACCTTACCCTTCTTTAACCAAGGAGCAAATCGTTTCTTCTTCCTTAAAGAATTTAAAAGAAAATCATACTGAAGTTTAGGGTTTAAATAATGAGACTTATTCATCTCATTAGCAAATAAAACTGAGTCGAGAGATCCAGACAAACATTTATTCACAACAAATGCTGGATACTTTTCTGTAGGATCCTCATCTAGAATATTCTCTTTAGTAAAATTGATCGAATTCAACCAGTCTTTAAGATCCATAATTAAGTAGAAGTAATTCCTTACGCTCCTGTTGATCCTGCATATAGTCACCAACAGATCGCATGGTATAAGTGTGATCAAACTCAGCAGCGTTCCAATTTTTAAAACGATCCCTAATCACCTGACTACTATTATAAGATATCAACTGGGGTGCTGTAAACTCATCACAGACAGTAGCAAAATCGTCATGATTAAAATGCTTATGCATGTCACCCTTCTTACCATACAAATTATTTCCTATTTCATAAGGAGGATCTAAGTATATAAATGCATTCTTATTATCAGACATCAACTCCTTCCAATCAAGATTTGTTATATTCCAATTCTCAATTAACTTACTATACTCTGCTAACTTTTCGATTCCCCTAAAGGAAAAATTGGACTCTGATGCCTGAGGACTAAAGGAGGAGGACTCAGTAAGGCCACTAAAGCTGCACTTATTAGCAATGTAAAAATCACACGCTCTATCAAATTGCGATTTACTTTCATCATTAACACCCTCCTTTGCTTGATTGAATAACTCCTTTGCAGTATCCCTATCAGGATTCATGTTCTTAATAGACCATAATTTATCCTGCATTGCTTGACCATCATGCTGCAACTGTTGCCAGAAGATAGCAAGTGGTCTGTAAAGATCATTTACCCAGATATCTAGGTGAGGATATAATTTAGAAATAAACAATGCTACAGAACCGCCACCAACAAAAGGTTCTCTAAACTCTGAAAAGTTCTTTAAATTTGGAAAATGTTGTGCTAGTTTAGTACAGGCACGAGATTTTCCACCAGGATAACGAAGTGGGGTTTTCAATGCTTTCATAATTACCAATAATTAATGTGTAGTTCATCATACTCCATGTGTTTAATAAGAGCATCTTTTACTCTAGGATCATCTTCAGTATCAATAATAATACCAAGTTGTTCTCTCCGTGCTTGTTGAAATACAAAAGATGCTTCTTCTGCAGTATCAAAACGACCAAGACCTTTTCTCTTACCAGGTCTTATAGTATTTCCTTCCCTAATAAGGGGATTGATTTGAGTACGATATGGTTTATCTTTAACTCTACCTTGCTTCCACATAGTACAGATAGTAACTCCCCAAGGTAATCCACTAGCAGGATCTTTAGTAGTAGGTTTAAACCATTTATTTACAATTGGTCTGACCATTAAACAAGTTTCAGGACTATAGTGTTTATTCCCCTGAATAAGAATATCTTTATCAATCTCTTTATTTTCATGATCTTCAAATGTTTCAACCCATTCTTTAAATACAGAAAGTTTGAACCATCTTGGATCCATAGTACACCCTTCATAATTTGGATGTTTAATTAGGTACTTAGGATCCCTGTTATCAGTTCTCCTAAGAATACCACTCCACCTTGCCCAAGTCTTTCCCAAACTATAATCTGGAATGAAAACATCATTTATACCAACACCATAAACAGGAGTGCGAACTTGAAAGTTTGGACCTTCTTTCCCAATGTTAGGATTTGGTGGTTTTTCTATCCAATCTTTTCTATCAATCTTTTGATAGACCATTTTCCCATTAATTTTCTTGTAGCGATATTTTCTTACGGTTCCATTATTCAACTTAATCAATTGAATCCTTTCATATCCTTCTGGATTGGGATGACGGCTCATTTGAATTCACACTCCACCATAATTTCGGTTAAACATGCTAGTATATTTATCTCTTGGTCGGCCACAAAAGCAATCTGATACTGATACTTAGCAATAATGAGCACAGCAGCAGCAATGCTAGGACCGTCAAGGGTTTGATAAAGGCCATCATAAAGACGGCGAAGCAATACAGCAGGATCATTATCCAGATTAGAAACGACCCACTTCCTGACTCCAGGAAAGTCCTTCGCACGAAGCGTTTTAATGAGGTCGTCAACCTTGACATCAGAAAACTCTACTAGGATAGCTGAATCTATTGTACCACCAACTGAATATCTCTGCAACTCATTTAATACTCTTCTCCAATCTGGGAAGTGTTTGTTAATTAATTGAAGAAGAACTTTCTTATCAAAATCAACACCTTCCCCTTCAAGAATCCCAACAATCCTCTCGAAGAAAGAGACTTGAATCGATGCCTTCTCTTGACCTTTGATCGAGAACTCAACCACAGAACACCT